TGGCTTCGGAAGGTAGAAGCCCAGGGACAAAGTAAACTTGTAGCATACCGGCTTGGAACATTTGGGACTGCATTTGCAGTTCGACCACTGATGTACCATGCCAATAGACAAAGCTTTTCCACGGATAGGAGGCTAGATCGGAACCGATCAACCCCCAAGGGACGGGAATAGCAGCAAGAACTTCGCCAGCGGGCTGAGTATCATTCCATTCAATAGTCTGAATGAATTGAGGCCGAGTCACCAAAGAGGTAAAGTCAATCTGTGCTTCCTTCATCTCATCCATTGCTGGACGGGAAGAAATGCCGCGACCACCATCACTAGGAAGGAGGGGAGCAGCATCATCAAAAGTGACACCGAGGGCACCACTCTTGAAACCCGATTGTGGTTGGACAAAGCCAGCTTGAGCGAGAACGCTCTGCTGAGACAATGAAAACCAGTCGGGGTTGCTCGCGTAGGGCGCAGTGACCAAAGGGTCAGCGCACCACTGAACGCGGCAAGCGTCGTAGGAAAGAAGATGAATATCATGACCTGCGTCAGCAAAGTACCGGGTTAAATCGTCACGGAGAGTGTTATACTCCCGGCAACCATTTCCAAAAGTACGGCGCAAAGCGCCGTTACAATTGTCAACACACAGGTCCAAAGCTGGCACGTCATTACGAGACACCCACTTGAGACAACTAACAACCTCAGCACGCGAGGTATTCGGGAAATAGGTCACCCCTGGAAGGGCAAGCTCATCACGAACGGTAGTTGTGATCTTAAGAAAATTCAACGAGAAGAGGGACTTCAAGTCGTACACCGGTTCCTCCTTGGAGGCGGGTGTATAGGCAATCTTAAATGCCTGAAGCTGAGCTTGCACATTCCGAAAAGTGTACCAGCCAGCGACTTTGGGACTAACAACGTTGATGTTGTCGTCCCCCATGAACTTACGTCTAGTACAAGTACTGAACGATAAGCCCGTGGCTTCCATCGGAGCATGCTTCCTGGCCAAAGCCAAGTAGGCACACCCAAGGAAGATGTGATTCATGAAGATGTTCAACATAGTAGTAAGAAAATTTCCAGAGGGGTTTGCACCACCTTCTGGCAGATAAACCTTCCCGCCAATGATGAGTGTAGTATAAAGAATGGAACGTAGAATAGCCTTCCTAGCGACCGCGTGAGCAGCCTGCCATGTAGGGTCATTCTTCTTGTACCAATCCTCAACCAACAACTCAACTTCAGCAAGAATGCTTTCACTGAGAAAAGATTCGAACTTGGAGTAATCGCCGTCAAACCCGAGGTCGCCCACTTTGAGAAAGTGTTTGATCATGTCATCCCACTCCGAAGAGTAGGGGTCCATGCCAAGAGCAACTGGAGTCGTAGCGTTGTTGTTCATGAGAAAATGCA